ATCTTGAGTAGCATTACTAGGTGCGTTAAAAATAATAGCATCAGTTGAATCGTCACCTTCAGCGTTGGCAATAATGTCTAAGATTTCGTCAAATGCTAATGTAACTCTTTGCACTGCTGTAGCATCGCCGGTGACACTTAATAATGCTTGACTCTTAGCAAATTGGAATGCCGCAACAGTTTGTAATTTTTGATTATTTTCTAAGTAGTCTGCATTAGCACGTAGATAAGCACGGCCTGCAACAACAGCATTATAGTTTGTGTTTAGTACTGCGTCAAAACCTGCGGCGTCTAATAACAGTCCTGTGTCACGAGCACATTTTTCTTCGTTGTAGGTAAAGTCAGAATAGTTAGTATTAATCCAAGCAATAACTTCTTCTTTTAAGAAGTTTTTATTTGCCTGTAATTTATCTTTGGCTGCAATTTCTTCAGTGCTTGTTCCAGCATTACTAGGATATACGATTGCGTCTGTACTGTCGTCGCCGATGTCGTTTTCTAAAATGTCAACAATTTCTGCAAATGCTGTGTTATAGCGACTAAGTGCAGTTGCGTTGGTGCTAACAAACGATAAACCTTCTTGTTGCGCTTGAAGAATTGCACTCTTAGTTTGAAGAATTTGATCTTGGATAACTGTGTAGGCATTTTCACGACGATATGAAAGACCTGTAGTCACAGCCTTGTAGTTTGATCCTATTGCAAAATCTAATGCTACTGCGTCAATAATTAGTCCAAGATCTCTGCGGCACTTTGTTTCGTCGTATTGGAAATTTACAAAGTTAGCATCGATCCACTTAATAACTTGACTTTGGATAAAACTACGGTTGGCTTCTAGTAAACGCTTGGCATTAAATTTGCCTTGTCCTGGATCAACTAACGGACGTAGACCTAAACTTGCGGCAATTTGTGCGGCACGTTTTAAACTACGCACAGGTGCGTTAACACCATCGTTGTCATCACTACCTTTTCTGTCTGAGACATAAACACGGTTACCGCCAAAACTATCTGGACTACTCCACTCTAAGTTACCTTGGCCGTCTAGTGCTAATACGCTTTGGTCGATAGGCTGGAATGTTGGCAATTTGATTTCATAACTAAAGTCAACATTGTCTGGACCTTTAATAGTTACGGTGTTTGCATTCGCGGCATCATTAAAAATCAAACCTTTTTGATTTTTAATTCTTACATCGTTGACAAATTCTGTTCCGTCTTCTGTAACTTCGAATTGCGTTACATTGTCAACTTTATTAATAATTTTACTAGGTGTAGTACCGCCGTCGTCGTTTGTGGTAACACTGGTGTCACGTTCAAACGTTGTTTTAGTAATATCAAGTATAGTATCGTCTTCTTTCTTTAGAAAGACTTTACCGTCAGCAGTATTCATCGCTAGTTCGCCTTGAACCAACGACCCTGGACTTGGTGTTACACCCGCATTGTTATTTCTCTTAAAAAGGATTCTTGATGCCATAATATTCCTCGTTTTCCTTGTCTGTTCTTATTTACCGTTTCTAAAATCCACGTTCTTTAAAATGTTCCGCAGTCGATGACATCGGTCCAAACTGGTACACCTTGAGCAGTAGTGGTTAAAATTGCATTACTAGTTTGCTGATTGGTTCCAGTATATGGAGTTTCATAATCGCTGCCTGCTGTACTCTGTATGGCATCGGTACTATTTCCGTACAATATACCTCTAGCATTAAATTGGCCGGCACCAGTACCACCGCTTGATACACTTAGTTCGTTTTCGAACAATACTGTACCGCGCAATGTCAACTGGTTAGCACTTACGTTACCTTCAACATTTAAGTTTTCACCTACGCCCATACCTCCTTGAACTACCACAGTACCTGTGGTAGAATCAACACTACTAATACCAGCAGTGAATCTAGTTTGAGCATTTGCTTCTAAACTTGTAAATCTACCTGAGGCTCGTGTTGTTGCACCAATGTTAACGTTATTAATGTTGCCAAGTGTTGAAGGATTTAAAATAAATCCACCTTGTGGTTCAATGATAACACGACCAGTACCCTGCGGACTAATAACAAAATCGTTGTTTTCACCACTGGTGTTTAAAGATGTTAATGTTAAGTTTCCGTTTACTGTTAAGTCAGAATCTAAAATTACATCGCCGGTAACTGTTAAATCTGTAGCGACGGTAGTTAGACCACCAAGACTTCCCATGTTAATGCTGGTTGCGGCGCCACCAAAGTAAATTGTTTCCGCTGTAGTATCTGCAAGGAAGAATGTTGTATCTGTTACAGCCAATGTTGATACGCTACTGTCGCTGGAACCCACTGTAATTTGTCCTGCTACTGCAAGGTTATTTCTAACATTAGTAGATCCACTTAACGCACCAATGTTAACTGTTGTGGCATCACCACCAAAGTTAATTGTTTGGGCAATGTTGTTTAATAGATCAAATACTGTGCTTTCTGTTTCAACACTTTGTCCAACGTTTGTACCGCCTTGGAAATTAAAACTTGTACCGTCAAAACTAATTGTACCACCGGCTAAGTCAATTGTACCGCCGCTTAGATATAAATCACGGAAACGATTTGTTGAACTACCTAAGTCGTAGGATACATTATCTGCTGGAAGAATATGGTTACTTACAGTAGTGATTCCAGTAACATTCAATGCACCTGCAATATTAGTTGCACTGCCAGGAGCAGCCACGTTAACAGTGTTAGCACCACCGGCAAAGTTTACTACAGTAGCATTGGTATTAATTAAATTAAATGTTGATTGATTAGTTGTTAAGTCGCCGCCTCTAATTTCAACGTCTGCATTTGCTTGTAGAGCATTTTTAACAATAGTAGTGCCAGTGGTTGCACCAATATTAACAGTTGTACCGGCACCTGCAAAATTAACTGTTTCTGCAACAGCATTGATTAGGTTAAAGGTAGTTTGATTTGTTGTTAGGTCGCCACCTTTGATTTGAACGTCTAGTTCAAAAGTGGCCTGGCCGTCAACTGTCAATGCATTGTTAACTGTGGTGGTACCAGTGGTAGAACCAATTTCTACAACTGTGGCAGCACCGCCCATGTATAAGTTTTCTGCTGTTGTGTTAGCAAGATAGAATGTTGTATCTGCTGAATCAATAGTTGAAGTCGATCCTGCCGAACTTCCTACTGTTATTTTTCCATCTACATTCAGATCATTCTTAACGTTGGTAGAACCACCTGTACTACCAATGTTAACCTGTGTGCCTGCGCCTGCTAAGTTTAGCGTAGTAACAGTGCTGTTTAACAAGTTAAATGTTGTTTGACTTGTGGTAATATCACCACCGTCAATGTTTACATCTAAGTCCACATCCAAGTTGTTTCTTACAGTTGTTGTGCCGCTGGCTGCACCAATTTGTAATGTTGTTGCCGCATCAGCAAAGTTGATAGTTGTAGGTGTTTGTAGTAAATTAAATGACGTCTGATCAGTGATAATGTCACCACCTTTAACAGTGATATCACCATTAAAGTTTACCATGGTTCCTGCAAAATCTACAGTACCTGCTGAGTTACCAATGTTAGTTGCCAAGGCAGCGCCAGCAAAGTTAACAGTGGTTGCTGTGGTGTTAAACAAATTCAAAGTTGTGTTGGTAGTACTGACAGTGTCACCGTCAACTTGTAAATTTTCGCCGGCAACAAGATTGTTGTTAACAGTGGTTGTGCCTAGGGTAGAACCAATACCCACTACACTTGCACTGCTACCTATGTTAAGAGTAGTAGCACCGCTGGTTACAAAATTGAATACGCTTTGATTAGTGGTTATCTCTCCGCCGTTGACTGCTAGATCGCCGTCTACTTGTACAATTTGATTACGTAATTGAATAGTGCCTGTGGTTGCACCAACAACAACACTAGTTGCCGCTTGACCGATATTCAATGTGGTAGCAGTATCATTAATTAAATTAAATGTTGTTTGATCTGTTAATAAATCGCCACCTTGTATTAAGATATCAAATGCAAATGTAGCACTGCCATTAACTTGTAGATCGTTGGCAGTTACATCTCCGTTGATGGCATTGATAATAACGCTACTTGTATCGCTGAATACACTACCTTTAATGTCTGCAACAATACCTGTGGGTACTTCTAACATGTTATTAATTGTAGTAACGCCAAATACACTACCAATGTTCAATGTGTCTGCGGCACCGGCAAAATTAATTGTGTTGGCTGTATTATTAACTAGATTCAATGCGATTGCATTAGTATCAATGTTGGCTGTTGCTCCAGTGAACACACCGTTAAGCGTAACATCACCATTGGCTTGAAAGTTATTTCTTACAGTAGTTGTACCGTTTGCCGCACCTAACGTATCTACAGCACCAATTTCTATTGTAGTTGCATCTCTAGCAAAGTTTACAGTTTCAACATACTGATCAAGTATACTAAATGTTGTTACACCGCCAGTGATAATTGGAGCAGTTCCTTGATATGCAAATGTTGTAATAACACCAGTGTTGTCACTTGGTTCAGTACCAACACCACCTGGTAAAACTTTAGGTGTATTAACAGCAGTAACACCGATTACAATATCGTTGCCTGTAGGAGGTAATGATCCTAGTGCGCCGCCGTCAAGACCGCCTAACGCAGTACCTCTAATGTATAGCAAATCACCTACAAACGGTGTTGCGTTTGCAACCCAACCTTTACCTCCAGAAAGTAATGTTACTCTTACAATGTTACCGGTATCGAATTCAAATTCAATTTCAAAACTTGCATCCATACCGTCTGTAGTAGTTGTCTGCCCGCTTTGGCCTGCGTTGGCAGAATTTCCAATAATACCAGATGCAACTATACTTGTAGTAGGTTTAGCAGAAATACTGTTTCCACCAATTCTAACTACACCATCGATATCTGTGTTATTCTTGATAGTCGTAGTACCAGAGGCTGCGCCAATATTAACTGCCGTTGCTGTGACGCCAAAGTTAATTGTTTCAACAGTGTCTGGATATAAATTTTGTATTAAGTTATCACTAATAACGTCGCCGTTGGTAATTAAATTATTGGTAACTTGAATTTCATCATTAATTGTAACAGTACTTAATACACTACCAATTGTTACGTTACCGTTTGGAAATAGTGCTGTTTCAGTAACTTTGTCAACGCCTGCAACTTTAAATGCATTTCCTGATAACACATCAATATTTTGATTTGCAGTAAATGCGTTAGTGGCATCAACCCAGTTAAATGTTTTGTCGCTGGTGCCTTTAATTGTAATACCCGCACCGTCTGCTGTTGTGTCTGTAGGGCTTGCAGTACTGGCTAATTCGATGTTTTTGTCGTCTACTGATAGCGTAGTCGAGTTAATAGTAGTTGTAGTACCGTTTACTGTCAAATCGCCTGACACTGTCAAATTGTTTCTAACAGTGGTAGTTCCTGTTGTAGCACCAATTGCAACAGTTGTTGCGGCGCCACCAACATTTAATGTTGTGGCTGTTGTGTTTAATAAATTAACTGTTGTTGCAGTTGTTGTGATATCTCCACCGTTAACTGCTAAGTCACCGGTGAGTACTGTATTGCCGGTGACATTTAAATCTGTACCAATGTTAACACTGCCTGCAACGCCCACACCACCTGTGACAACTAATGCACCGTTGGTAGATGTTGTACTTGCTGTAGTTAAAGGAATAGTTACTGCTGTTCTAGTAATACCAGCACTCTTAACACTTCCATTGCCTGTGGCATTTTCTGTGTAAAATTCTAGTTCACCGTTACTAGCACCTGGACTTGTTTCAGGAACGATGTAGGTAAATCCGTCAACAGATTTGACTCCTCCTAGAGAACCCCAAGCACTTGCGGCATAACCTTCAAATGTTGAAAGTTCGCTGTTGTAGCGAATCATACCAGTTACAGCCGTTGGACGCTGTGAAATATTACCTACTGGAATTATAAAACTTCCAGTGCCGTTGGATATTACTGTATCTGCATACAATGTTCTCCAGTTTTGTCCAATAGAACCTAAATCATACGTGTCTGTGACATCTGGTACTAGATTACTTGTAAAGTCAGCAACAACTGTTACTGTATCTAATGTTTGATTACCAATAGTGATGTTGCCGCCAATTGTTACATCTCCAGTGACATCTAAGTTTCCTGTAATATTAGTATCGGCATTAATGTTAACTGTAGAAGATCCGCTAGGATCCATTACAATGTTGCCTGTTGCAGTACTAATAGTGTTTCCTGCTAGTATAAGATTTCCAGTGCTGACAGTTGTTGGATTAACTATTGTGGTGTTAGCGCCATCTGTAAAATTAATACCAGTTAAACTAGTAACATCAAATGATGGAGCCTGGAATGATACATTACCAGTGTCAAAGTCCACAGTAAACAAATCACCAATACGATAATTTCCTGCTTGGTCAACACTATTATAAAATACTCTACCACCGTTAACTTCGATAACTTCATTGGCTTGTACTACTGTACTCTTGTTATTAGATAAATCAGCACCTGTGCCAATATAGGAAAAATTGTGTGCCATGATGTTCATGCTAACATCTACACCATCGGCTTTGATTCCTTGATTACCATAGACGTTTGCACTAGCAATTGAACGCAGTTCTGCGGCAAATTCTGCTCGGTCGTATCTTGTAATGCTGGTAGCAACACCGCCGGTGCTGGAACGAATGTCTTGTGTGATGCCAGCATCATCTAATATAGTTGTGCTGCCGTTTGCGCCGTCCATGTGCAGTAGCAATTTAGTAGAACCATCGCCCACAAATGCAGTTGTGTTAGGTGTAAAGGTTGTGGTGTATCTTGCTAGACCTTTGGTAATTCTAAATTCGTCAATGTATCCAGCAAATGCTGTTGTACCGTTGTATTGAGCACCAACTACTAACGGCTTTGCAGAGCCATAGTTGGTTGTGTCAGTGTAAGTATTAGTAGATACTACACCATTTATAAAGAATCTTGTTACGCCGCTGGCACGACTGATGGCAAGATGATTCCAAGCATTGTTAGTATGAGTATTACTACTTGTTAATACAAATGCGCCATTTACAAATAATCTTAAATTGCCAGCACCGTTGGACTGAACAGCAACGGAATCTTCATTCAAGATTGTTCTTGTGTCAAACAAGAATTGTGTAGACACTGCTGTTTTATAGAACCAGCCTTCAATGGTGAAATCGTCTGTGCCAAAGCCATAATTTGTATCTGAAGCAATGCTGAGATAGTCACCGGTGCCGTCTAATAATAAACTAGATGCGCCAAATTTTTGCTGTGCAGTACTAAGTTGTGCATTACCAGATACAGTTATTGTATTGCTGGCTCTTGCTACGTCTGCGTTGGTTAAGAATCCTGCAACACTTCCGTCTAGTGTATATCTGCTGCCTGAAACTGCTTCAATAACACCGCTGGCTAACACTGTTACGTTGTCGTCATCGTAGAAACTTAGTGTGTTTCCCACATTGAATGTTCCAGTGATTCCAGATAGTTCAATATAAGTTTTACCGTCGGCTGCACGGCCAGTAGCACCCACCACGCCTTCAATAGCAAGATCTGCAAAATATGTAAAACAAGTTAACCATTCACTGCGGGCGCCGTTCTTCATTATCAACGCACGACTGTTTGGTACAATAAATGTACATTCGTTAAACAACATTGCGGCTTCGATGCTTGACCTTGATACTTTAGATCCGTCAACTAATGCGCCACGGCCAGCATCGCCTGCGGCATATCCGTAGGGATCTGCACTGCTGGTAACACTGCCACGGTTTAATACTGTAACTCTTTCAATATAAGGACTGCGTAAGGCAATAGTTATGTTTTCTGCAAATCTAAATGCATAACCAGTGTCATTGATGTTGTTGTAAAACATTTCACCAATGGTAAGATCGCTAACGCCTGTGTCGCCTTCTAATAAAAATCCGTCTAGATCTTCTGTAGTGGTGCTTGGAACAATCTTTGTAGAACGAATTCCAGTACCAACAACGCTAACACCTTGAGGAACTGTTAACGGAAAATCTTCTTCAAATGTTCCTGGACCAATTTTAACTGTATCTCCACTAACTGCCACGCTTAATGCTTGTGCAACAGTGGCAAACGATGTGCTTGGTGTTGTACCTAGTGCAGAGTCGATTCCGTTTGTGCCTACATAGTAGACATTTCCTTGACTGCGGTTTACTGATAGTGTATCCCAGTAAGTAGCATTTGTTGGAAGATTACCTGTGGTTTCTATCAATGAAATATATAAAGCATCTTGATATCTAACTACTGTATTAGCCGGGTATGTTGTTAGGGCGTTGTACGGAGTTGGATCCCAATCAACACCTTCGGTCATTAGATCAAAATTACTCGATGTGGCAGTGAAGTTTATGCCGGCTGTATGAGAACTAATACAAACATAACTGTTTGCACCGTATTTTACAACATCGTCTTTGGTGTAGGCTGTGCCTGTTACCCAAGGGCCTTTCCAACTAAATTTAATTTTTCCTAGATTAATCATGCTCATTTTATATTTCCTTTAGTACTTGAATACAAGTCTACCGTTATCGTCTATAACAAATTCTCCGTCGCTGATTCCGATAAAATAATCGCGATAATTTTCTTCTTGGTCGCCGTTTTGTATGTCAACATCATCATCGTTGCTACGAGTATGAATTAACTCGCCTTCGGCATTTACATTAAATCCGTAAAACGTTGTTGTATGTTCTTGACGACCTATGAATTTATTTGTCATACTGTGATCTCCAATACGCTAACTGCTACATCGCTCGATGTGGCTGTATCTGTCTGTACATACAATGTGCTACTTTCTGTAAGCACTAATTTTTGATCGCCGCCCATGGCTGCTAGTGCAGTGCCTGCGGGAATTCTAGCACCTTTAACAATGTTAATTTGTGTAGCGCCTTTTTCTAAAATAATATCTGCTGTTACCGTTCCAGTAGTATTATTTGAAATGTTAATACCAATCACTGTGGCTTTTGTTACACTGTTGGTAGTGTACACAATCGTTGGAGTTGTGCCTACGTCTGCTGTTATTTGATTGTTGAATACGTTTGCCATGTTCTTATTATCCTAGGGCAATAGCAAAAGCAATCGCATCGTCATCATGCAACATACGATTCCACGCTACACCGTTATAGTTTTCTAAACGCTGAGTATCAGTGTTTAAACGAATTGTACCTGTTCTTGCAAGCACTGGGCGTTCTGCCGTTGTTCCTACTGGAACAATAAATCCTGCTTGTCCTAGTACAACAACTTGACCTGTGCCTGCTGTGTCAAATTCTAAATCTGCATTACTGCGGAAAGTTCTAATAGTATTTCCAACAATTTCAATTTGATCGTTTAAGAAACTACCAACAACAGTAATATTTCCAACGCTAAGTCCATCTACAAATACATCGTCAAAGTAGCCCGATCGCCACGGTTTTGCTATTGTTCCTAGGTCGTAGGTAGATGCTGTGTTAGGAATAATACTAGAATTTACATCTGCACCGAACACTACGTTATCAGTGTCTGCATTACCAATGTTGATGCTACCACCAAGATTGATATCTCCGGTAACACCCAAATCACCGTTTACTTGTAGATTATTACGTACAGTAGTAGTGCCGCTGAGAGGAGCACCAATAGTAATAGTAGATGCGGCACCAAATGCGTTTATAGTTGAAGCATCGGCATTGAATAAGTTAAATGTGCTTGCATTAGTAGTAAGGTCACCGCCTTTAATCTGCAAGTCTTTATTGATTACTACATCACTTCTAAAGGTAGTTGTACCTGTGCTGGAAGCAAATACTAATGTTTCGGCGGCGCCAAACGCACTAACAGTTGTGGCTGTGCCGTCAAATACGTAAAAAGATGTTTGGTTAGTATTTAGATAATTTCCGTTGACTGCTAGATTCTTAGAAATCTCAGTGTCGTTATTGATTTTTACTTTATCAAATATCGTAGGCGCTTGTAATTCTAAACTGCCAACAGTTGATTGAATTATGTTGCCGTTGATGTTTACATTGTCAATTTCTGCATAAGCATCGTAAGATGCATTGGGCTTGACTAATAGTTGATTGCTTCGAGTTGTGCCGACAACGTCTAAGGGATATGCTGGGTTTGGATTTCGAATACCTACATTACCGGTCCAAGTAAGAGGATCTGTGGATGCAAGTACATCCGCGGCATGAGAATTAACATCAAGATAGATCAGGTTGCTTTCAAAGCGTAAGTTAACTCCATCACGAGTTAAATTCTCTTTGAGCAACGGACCCGAAATACGACCGATTTCCGGCATTGCGCTCTCCTTAGACCCCGTGTTTCACGGTTAACCACCTTGCATAGCGGGTTTACCACTGTTTAATTGTTCAGCAGACACATGTCGGCAGTGAACAACTGTATTTAGCGGTTTGGTAAAATAAGGAGTGGTTAGCGGTCGAAACCGTGAAGAACGGTTACAGGTTTTCCAAATGGAACTGCGCCATTGAATTTAACATAAACGCCTGTGGGATAAGTTGGTGCACCTGCATAACAAGTTGCTGTAGGTGTGCCTGCAGGATTTGATTCTAAAATATAGTTAACGTTGGGTAACTGAGGAACATTCTCAACATAGACAACTAAATTTTGAGGCTTAGTAATGTCTGGTGTTGCATAACTAGGATAAGCACTGGTGGCATTATCGTCGTCATACAGCAAAGGGCCAAATAGGGTTTCTCCAGTAGTGCCGCCGTCGATACTATTTCCTTCCCATATTGCGCCGCCGCCACTAGGGCCTGTTTGAACTTGAATGCTGTTAGGTTCTTTGTAGGCTAGTCTACGCCACACACCGTCACTACGTACTTCAATTTCATCAGTAGTTTCATTGTATCTCATTAAACCGTCAATAAGAACAATACTGCCACTAGGACGTTCGGTAGTACTACCACTTGGTAATTGCAAACTGTTTGTGTTATCTAATACAATTCGTGCATCTCTATCAATGCCTGCAACATTAGGGCCGTCAGTTACTACACTGACACTTTGGTCCTTTAAATTTCTGCCGTTGAGTTGGCTTTGTTTAAGAAATTTCATTAACTTACTCTCATCGAACTAACTGTTACGCTTAGTCGGCTGTTGGCCGATGCAACTGCACGTACACGATCGCCTGTACCTAGTACTAGTTTTTCACTGTCAAAACTAAAGGTTTCTCCAGCAGGTATCGATAAGTCTTTAATAACTTGTGTTTGTACGGCTACAGTTAATCCTGTCGGTACTGCATATAAATTTAAAGTTACATCTGAAGCAGATGTATTGCAAAAAATCATGCAGGTTACTGCATGTTCTTGAACATTGCTTGGGGAAGTACCTGGACAAAGAAATATATCTTCTCCATCCGTTGTAATTTGTGTGCTGGTTAACGCCATGTTTGTCCTTTAGAATATCATACTGTAAGCAATGGCCTTGCTTTTACTAATCAATTCGTCTCTGTTATTTTCTTTATTTACAAAAAATATGCCTGAGCCACCGTATGCTTGAGTTTTGGCATAAACTTTAACACCATCTGTTTCATATGTTGGGTCTGAAGAAATAGTCAACTTTAGTACATCATTTACCACCACAGACCCTGTACCATCGCAAGAGATAATTAGGTCTTGATTACTGGTAGTAGTTGAAATTTCATTACCGGCAATTCTAATATTTTGTACTTCAAAACTACCAGGGCGCCATTCTGCGGCCGACTCATTGTTTAATCTTAATTGTAGTAGAGTTTCAGCATCCACACTGTCGTCATATATCTGAAGAACACTGTCGCCCACTTTGATAAATTCAGGCGGTGTTGTTTCAAAATAACTAACAACAAAGTCATCTACAAACTGTACGTTGGGTATATCATCTGGATCCGTACATCTGTCTTCATAGTTGCCGACACTGCCTCTAACACTGAGAGTTCCTGTTCCTATACTAAGCACTAAATCTGCATTGTCTTTTGTAACAATAGAGTTAGTGCGCAGGCCAATCATAAAATTATTATTGTTGTCTGCTGATATAGAAAATGCGCCGGATTTAGTAGTACCTGTTTGACTGTCAAACCATGTGATTGCTTCGTCAAATACAATTCTTGCAGGCGGATAGGAAGGGTTACTGCCTCGATTAATTTCGATACCAGAAACTCTTCCACTGCCGTTATCTTCAATACCTGCAGGAAAATCTAATGCATTACCATTGGCATCAAATCCTTTGTTAAGAATAAGAATTTGATCTTCAATGGTAATTTGAGTAGTATTAATAGAAGTTGTTTCACCTTGAACTACCAAGTTACCAGTGACAATAACTTGCCCTGGACTATCGCCCACATCTAAGGTAATAGTTCCACCGTCATTGACGGCTACTTTGTAATTACTAGCACCAACTCTTAATACTTTTGACATTTCGTTGCCTTGATTAGATTGCTGTTAACACTAGTACATCTGCTGAACTGTCGTTGTCCAAGTACCATGTGTAACGGTTGCCACTGAAATCTGTAGCAACACGCTTGGTTAGTTTAGCAATCGCAACAGTACCTGGTGATTGGCCATCAGTTGATCCAAGGATACGAATTTCGCCTTCGGCAGCAGGTTGACCTGATACTAATTTACCTATTTTTAAATTACTGCTGGTAATAGAATCAACTGTTTCTGCTTCATCAAATGCATCTACTGATGTTTTTAAAACAACATATGTAACTGCACCACGTTGTTTAACAATTTGATAATCGCTGGCCAATGTGCCACCAAAATAACCTTGAACTACAATACCTGCTTCTGTTGTTGTGAATGATCTGGTAACTCTAGTACCGAGTACATCTTTATGTAATGGACGTCCCATTTTGTTTCTCCTTAATATGACGTTCTAGGTCTACGCAGAAGGGTTCTGCATAAGTTCGCACAGTGCGAATATAATTTAGACTATGTATTTATGTTTTACTAAGACTTGCCAGTAGTTCACGCTTTGAAAATGTCCTAATGATTTCTGAGGCACGGTGATAATGTGCGTTGGCTGATTCTAAACAACTTCTACGACCAGTTTGTCTATATAAGACTAATATTTTACTGGCTTCTGTTATACATTCATTTACTGATTTTTCTAAACGCAGTATGTCTTTGATAAAGATACCATGATTCTTTTTCCACTGTGCTATAACAGTGCGTTGTATACGATACCAATCTTCAGGACACGTGATAACAAAGTCTTGCATAGAAATATTTACCACAAAAAAAAGAGCCCCGAAGGGCTCTTTTGTACTCTATACAAACAGTAATTAACTGAATGTAACGTTTTGAACTGCAACTGTACCTAGGTAGTCAGCGGCGTTACCTAGAGATGATGCTGTGTTTGTCAACTCAACATATCCATAACGAGTCATGAAACTCACGACTGGTTCGAATGTTGCTGGGTCTAGAACAACACCACTGCTCATCAATGGAATGTATGGGCAGTAGAATGCGGCTGCATCTGATTCGCTAGAACCCTTATAACCGATAAGGATCTTTGCTGTGTCAGCGGCGTATGTGTTGACATAAATCTTCATTGCGCCGTTTAGCGTACCAACAAACTTGGTGTTTGTAGGTGCTTCAAATGTACCTTCTGTAGTACGTGCAAATGCGCTAGTAGTTGCAGACTGTAGAACAGTCAACATCTGTGGGCTAACAACAGCCCAGTTACCAGCACCGCGACGTGTACGTTGAGCGATACGGTTTGCAACTCTGTTGATTAGAACTGCCAATGCGGCATGCTCGTCACCAACGAATGTTGCTGTACCAGAAACAGCGGCTTGGTTAAAAGTCTCTTGGTTCTGTGAACCTGCTAGATTCAATAGAGAACCTAGAACTTCTTGGTCGATTTCAGCAGTGATTTCTTGAGCCAAAGCAGCCATGATTTCTGCTTCGATGTCAATACCTTGTTGGGCTTGTGCATCTTGAGCAGCCTCGAACGTCCAACGTGCAGACAATTTACGAGTTTTTGCTTCAACTGTTTGTTTCAAGATCTGAATGCTCATCTTGTTTCCAGCGGCACCTTCTAAGGATGCTGTGGCACCGGCCTTACCATTACTTGATGAACCGCCACCTGAATACTGTTCAGCAATTTTGAATGGGCTTAGAGCCTCTTCACCTGCTACAGTAGTCTGTGCGCTGTCTGATGTATTGGTCACAGCATCGCTGTAACGAACACGTAGGGTATGGATTTGACCAACTGGGCCAGTCATAGGCTGTACACCAACTAACTCGTTAGCAATAACGGTTGGCATGACGCGACGAATAACTGGTAGGATAACACGATTAAGTGTTGCAACGTTACCGGCAGAAGTGGATCCAGCAGTAGCAGATTCTGATAGATACTTACGAGTATTCTCGAGTGTAACTCCCATTACTGACTTCTTGGTTCCTGAAAGGCCTTCTAATAGTGCCTCTTTAGTTTCTTGCCAGCGGCTTTCTAGTAGTTCTGACATAATATCTCCTTATTTGATTCCAGCAAGACGGCGAATATTGATTACTTCCGCTTGACTGTTAGCACTACTAATGCTATGATTTTCTTTATTGCCTGTGATTTCTTTTGCCTCGACAAGTGCCTTCTTCTTCTCCGGTGTGCTACCTTGCAATACAGCAGGTAGATACTTGTCAAAACTACTACGTAGTTTTACAGTTTGCACACTTTCTAATAATTCAGACATAATTTCTTTCTGATCCTTGCTTAGAGGATTCAAAAGTTCGCTCATGACTTCTTTACGCTCTGCTACTGATTTGGCTTGAGAAACTTCTTTCTCTTTGCTTTCAACCAGTGCTTGCTTTTCTGAAATAACGTCACGTGCTTCTGCTAGTGCCTGTTCTTTTTCTGCGATTACTTTTAATAGTTTGCTTGTTTCTGATTTCTCATTCATCAAACTATTCTGATATTCAGAAGTAAATGCTTCAAAAATCTTACGACCGAAATCGTTTTGACGAGCAGAGTCAATATCTTCTTTAAGTTGATGGATCTCTTTGGTTAGACCTTCTGATACCACTGATTCAACTAGACCTGCTGCCTGTTTAATAAATTTACCTTTTAATACAGTAAATTGTTCTCTTGCTTCTTTTACTAGGCGTACTTTAGTTTCTGCCAAGTCTTTCTTATCTTCGTAGAAGTCTGCAATTTCTTTAGCCAGTGCTTCGACAACGAAATTCTCTAGTTTAGCAAAGTTCCCTGCCATGACTTTTTGGTCACCGTGAAGTTCTGTAACTTCTTTTGCAAGAGATTCAAGAACAAATTCATTTAATTTACTTGAGTGTTCACGTATTGCAACAGCATACTTGGCTTTAGCCTCTGCTAACTGTTTACGATCTTCGGTAAATTCTTGAATTTCTGAACTTAGACGATCCGATACCATTTGGTCAATGGCTTCGATCATCACTGATTTGTCGTGTTCGTACTTTTGTGCGAACTCTTCGCGTAGTTGCTGTGTAACTAGTTCACGGTTTTCTTGGATTTTTGAATTCCAAGCCGTTTCGATGTCTGCTCTGATTTCCTCGGAAACCACGTTGTTCTCGAATAATGATTTTAGCGCATCCAACATGTAATTTCTCCCTTGGTTACTGGAGCCTGCCTATTATTTTTAATAGGCTTTCCTTAATGTATTGCTGTGCCTTTTTGTCGCCTTGTACTTCCTGTGCTGTTAAAAATGCCTTGTAACCACCCCTGGAATTCATCAAATGCTCATATATAGGCGTTGGATATGCGCCCGGGGCCGACGGTTGTGCTACCACATCTACTGTGATAATTTCAAATTCTGATACTTCACCGGATCCGTCATCTTTGACGTTTCCGGATCCGCGACTACTGACACCTAGTTTTACACCGCTTTCTAACATAGTTTTAACTAGTTGTCCCATTGGCGTTGGTAAAACTTTCATCTTACCGTAGCCATTAGGACCTTCCATCCACATTTCTGTAATCATGTGGCTAACGCGGTCTAGATTAATTTTTAGGTCATCAGGATGATCCACTTCCCCGAGAACTGAGTAACCACCAGTGATCTGATCATTGAGCGTTTTGACAGCCCTGCTAATCTCGCTCACAGGATACACTCGCTGATTTTGATTAGTGATTCCACCTTGGATGAAAATGCCTTTCATGTAAAGGTTCTTTCCATCCGTGCCCTCGCTTTCAACCACCATACGTGCTTGGTCAAAACTTAGGTTTTCTCGAAGATATAGGCTCATCTATAGATCCTCTATTACTTGCCTACAATGCTCTTGGTATTGACGCCATTGTCGCCGCTACCTTTCTTTTCAGCGCCATGACCCTTTGTTGGGTGCATTTTTGTCGCTGTTTTTGAACCTGGAACATTAACATTTCCAGTATTCAAATCCTTTGTTGCTGGATTAGCCAATCCGCCTTGTGTACCGCCTTTGTTGCTTTCGCCACCTTTTGCGATATTAGCAGTTGTTCCAGTATTACCTAGTGGATTCTTACCTGCTACTGTGGATTTGTTACCAACACCGTTGTCACCCATTTTTGCTGGTGCAACTTTTTCTACGTATTCACGCATACTTTCTTTAGCAAATGGATTCTCTTCGTCGTCGCTTTCTTCGTCGTCGCCTTCTTCCTCTTCACCATCATCTTCAGCACCTTCTTCATCATCCATGCTGTCCATGTCGTCAGAGTTTCCACCCATCTTTGCTTCAAATTCTGCTCTTAGTTCGTCTAGTGCATCCTTGATGTCCATTACGTCATCTTTAGTTGCTGGAGCGTCACCTTCTTCGTCGCCCATAGACATTTCATCGTCCATGCCGCCGTCCATGCCGCCATCTGTAACAGCATCAATCATTGAATCGGCTTGATCTCCACCTACTGCTTCTAGATCAAAGTTTTCTTCGACGTCTTCTTCTACATCTTCTTCTACGTCGTCTTCTGTTGTTTCATCTACTTGAAAGTCATCGTCAAGTAGGTTTTCGTAAATTTCGCGAGATTTTGCCACTACTAAATCGTGGAAAACTTCCTCGGCTTTTGATTGTTCACCGTTAATTAGGTGTTCGAGCATCTGCTCGAAACGTGTGCGATCAGTCATGTTAATCCTCCTGTGTAAGTTGCAAGGCTGTCGATGTATTTAATTCTCACTGACAAAAACCGGTAGATATCGGTGTAAAATCGTCAATTTAAATAATTTATTTGTTTAACAAATGCGTTATAGTCAATATTGGTTAGATTACCTGTTTTAAAGTTAGGATCAAATGTGTCTGCAGATCCTACTCTAAAATATTTTGTACCAGCAAATTCTTTTAATACTGCTTCTGTTTGTCTAAGCCAGTTACCGTAAAACGTTGCTGGCTCATGTGTTTTTTTATAGTTAGGTGTGCCTGAGTAGATGTTGTTAACTTTTTTATTTCCTTCTAAACCTTGATAGTCAAAGCCTAGAATGTATATTTCATCGTAGCCATGTGTACTGGCTAACCATAGTGCTGTAGGTCCTGAACTCCATCCTTTACTGGGTTGAAACACATTCAATTTGGGAGTATTTTTAAATCTATTATTGAAATTAGTGTATACTTGTACCGTGTCCAGCACATTGTTTTCCACTAATTCTAGAACCATTTTTACATCCACTGCTATTAAATGATCGGGCAAAAAGTCTCTGTACAGTGCATTACATCCGTAAACTGTACCATATTCTTTTAACTTTTCACAATTGATTGTTAGGCGACTGCGTCCGTTGCCCAGTACAAAAGCACGTTTCATTTAAAATTTAAATTGCTTCTGCTGGAGGTGCCGCATACATACGGGCTATAAAGTCCATTTCTGCCTGCGTTTCTTTGATATGTAGATCTGATGCTCTTCTTAGTTCATTGATTTGACCTAAGGACAATCGTGTTTTCCTTGTATCTTGACTATCTAATACATCAGTGTCGCGATAAGTCATGAAACGATCATCCTGCTCGGGTTCGGCAGTTTCGCGATTAAAATAAAACAGTTCTCGTAAAATCATATCAATATTTATGCTTGTGCAGTAGGATCAGGAGTGGCGCCGTCTTCCGCTGGAGGTGCCATGTCTGCTGGCGCTTCTTCTGTGCCTGCGGCCGCACCAGCATCTTGATCTATACTTGTTGGGCTAACACCTGCTGTACGAAGTTCTCCAGCAGAGTCTGCTGTAGGTGTACCTTCACCGTTTTCTTCTTTCCACATTTTTTCGTTTTCCATTAGGTCTTCGTCAGTCATGCCTAAGAAACGTTTTAGTGCAAATCGTTTGCTGACAAACGGCAGTGCTGCCATTTGTGTAAATGTACTGATACGTTGATTATCTAATTCTGCTTGACGATATGCGGCAAAGTTTTGTGGACTTTGGAACATCAAATCAAACAAACTGAAGTCAATGTTTACACCTTTGTTGTGCAAATACAGTTTAAATTCTGTATTGAATGTTTCCATCATAGCACCCTGCAAGCGTTCGCAGTACTTATTGAATCTTAATTCTTGAATAAATGCAGTGCCTACGCGGCCATCATTGTACTGTGCTTGGCTGTCATCCGCACCAGTAGGTAGATATGAACTTGGAATACGCAAGGCACGCATTAACTTGTTGGTAAAATAACGCAAGTCGTCAATTTCACCTAAATTTGTACCGCCTGGTAATGTATCAACTTTACTGCCACGACCTTCTGCTGTCTGTGGAAAGAAGTAATCTTCGTTGATACTCAATGGATTGTAACTGCTGTCAATGGCACTACCACCGCCAGTGCTACTAGGAATACGTCTTTGATGTATTTCGTTTTTGACACGCTCAACAAAACTCATGGCCAAGTGACTTGGCATGTTACCTACATCAATGTAGAAAATTCTACGCTCTGGAGCACGTTGGATACGATAGATAATAATAGCATCTTCAAGCAATTCTTTTTGCTTGTAGACTTTAAATACTGATTCAAGTAGACTATTACCAAATGGGTAGTTGTTGTCTAGTCCTTCTGATAAAGAAATATGTACAACGTGTTTGGCATCAATGGCATATTCGTTTTGACTTGTGCTGAAACGTGAACCACTTTGTTGCGGGTATGCACCAGTCATACCTCTTGCGCCACTGCCACCTTGTACATAGGCAGCGCCGCCAGGTTGTTGATTTTGATTGTTAGGACTAATCTGTGTTACAACAAGATCTTGAAAGTTTACGTTGATGTCGCGCACAACATATTGTTCAGGTTTTTTACCTTCGCTTTCATTGACAATAATTTTAACAACTTTGCTGGGATCAACATAAAACCATTTCTGTGTTTCAGGATCTCGGATAAAAAATCCGTCGCCGTATTTGAACAAATTACGTGCAATACGAAACATTCTGTTGTTTAGTTGCTGTAGTTTAGTCCACTGTTGCAAGTACTCTTTGAGAATTTTGATTTCTGAATTAGTAGGACGACCTTTGAACTTTAATGTAAAAGGTGTACCGTTTTCTTTGTTCTTTTGTGTGGTAAATTCTGCAAGAATGTCCAAGGCAGCATTGACTTCACTGTCCCAGTCCATGGTATCATACTGCATGTAACGCTCAACACGATTGGGACTACCAGTGTATACATCAGGAAGATAACTGCTGTAGTTTGTTTTTGCAGGACCTGCACGGCCACCAACACCCGAAATTGGGCTTACATTGCTTGATTGTGTGTTAACTGGGGAAAAGTATTTTTTCCAACTCATTCAGAATCCTCGATTGTGTTCACAAATTATGTTATTGATTTGCCTCGGAGTTTTCTAGTATTAGAATCTGTCTCTTTGGTGTTTGTCAATATTCCATTGGCAGCAGTATTTAACCTATCTAACTTGTCACCGATGCTTTCTAGAGCCGCTCTTTCAGTTGTACGATCCAATTCTTCGAATCGTTTCTTAAAAAGACTAAATCCTTCGTTAAATATTTTAAATTCGCCACTTAATGAATTGATGCCTTTGGTTATTTTACTCAATCCTGTTTCATCTAAATTTTTAAAAGAAGTAGTTAATGCATTAACTTCTCCTCTTAGTAATCTCATCTTTCCAGTACTAATTTCAATGTTCTTATTGGCAGTTTCTGGTATTATTAATTTGTTATAGTCTAACTTGTCCAGGGCCAAAGTCAATTCTTTTATCTGTACTATTGATGCGGCTCGCATCTTCATAGCCTCTTTGGAAGTTGCATCTTCTGGTAGATATGGAAGTGCAGTGTCAGGAGCAGGTGCCGAAGCAGGTGCCGCAGCCTGGCCAGGAGTTTTTTTGGCATATGCGGCTGGATCTTTGTTGTATTCAGCAAGATCGGGTTTATCCCAAGGTCTACCAGTGGATGGATTTATTTCCATACCTTTGTAAGGACCTTCTTGCGGGAATGGATAGTCTTGACCAGCATTTCCTGACATGGTCAGTAAGGTTAAAGGAACAGATAATCTGGCGCCAGCGCCTAACACGTTTCTTGGATTTATTGGAAGTTTTCCACTTCTTCCGGGTGTCTTACCGCCGGGTTTGTTTCGGTCTGGGCCATCAGGTATATCAATATCTGGGCCGCCATTCATATTCCTCATAATAGCACGGGCCAAGGCCATTTGTACTATTGTCGATCCGAACAGTGCTAAAAATCCTGCACCTAATGCTGCATACGTCCACGGGCTGGTAAACATTTCAGATAATATTGCTTTGAATGCTGG